CGCCCGACCTACTCAACACCTACTCCAAGTCCTGAGGAGGACGACGTGAAAGACGCTCTCATTCGTGATCCCCGTGATGGTGCGGTCTATCGAATCACTCAGCCAGGAAACATTGCGGTGCACCTTGACGCTGACGCCTACGCCTCAGCAGTCCAGTCCGGCATTCCAATGATCGGCAACGTCGACCCTGCCATTCTCGGCAACTTCGGTCTCGTGCCTTCAATCAACGCTTCCAAGAAGTAACGCCATGCTCGCTCAAGCCTCGACGGCTATCAGCGACAGTCCTGGCTTCGGCGCTGCTGAATGGCTCGCAATTCTCACCGGCATCTCTCTTGTGCTCGGTGCCATCACCACACTCGTTGTGCAGATCATGAAGCTGCGCACTGAGAACCGTGAGCAGCACGATCACAATCTCCGCTCGAGTAGCGAACGTTTCGACGAAGTGATGAGCACCGTCAAAGACATTGACCACAAGGTCGAAGACGTGGCCGACAACCTGCAACGCCATGAGGTTGTCCATCATCGGGCCAAGCGTCGCTGGTAGTTCTTTCCCTCGACAGACGGGCGACTGCATGTCTGATTCAACGCGCACGCACCTAGTCATTCCTGACACGCAAGCCAAGCCAGGAGTGCCGACAGTCCACCTCGAGTGGATCGGTGCGTACATCATTGAGCGCAAGCCCGACGTAGTTGTGCACCTTGGCGATCACGCTGACATGCCAAGCCTGTCTAGTTACGACGTCGGCAAACGATCCTTCGAGGGTCGCCGATACAACGATGACATTGAAGCAGCCAACGAAGCCTTCGACATTCTGTGCGCACCGCTCGAGCGCTTCAACGATCACCAACGCAAGATCAAGGACAAGCTCTACAAACCCGAGCTGCACCTAACGCTCGGCAACCATGAGGACCGCATCAACCGGGCGACCAACGATGACCCGAAACTGCACGGCCTCATCTCCACCGACGATCTCAACTTTCAAGCGCACGGCTGGCAGGTACATCGCTACCTCGAGCCAGTGTTCATCGATGGTGTCGGCTACTGCCACGTTTATGTCCAGCCGATGAGTGGCCGCCCGCTGGGCGGCGCAGCGGCAGGTCGACTCAAGCAGATCGGCCACACCTTCACGATGGGCCACCAACAGACACTTGACTACGCCATCCGTTTCGTTGCCGGTCGAAGCCACCACGGTCTCATCGCTGGCGCTTGCTATCTGCACGACGAGGACTACAAGGGCCCGCAGGGCAACGCTCACTGGCGTGGCCTCATCGTCAAGCACCAGGTCGAAGACGGCAGCTACGACCCGATGTTCGTCAGTCTCGACTATCTCTGCCGCCGCTACGAAGGCGTCAGCCTCGCCAAGTTCACTCAAACCATCTACTGATCTCAGGAGATCACAATGGCAATCAAATCAGCAGTCGTCTCTGTCACCACCTCGGCCACGCAGCTCAACGCTGCCGATGCCGACGGCATCGCCGGCGAGTCAATCGTCATCTACAACGCCGGCGCATCGTCAATCTTCCTCGGCGGCAGTGCCGTCACCGCCGCTGCAGGCTTTCCCTTGGCTGCAGCTGCGACGATCGCTATCACTCTCGATGGTGGAGAGAACATCTTCGCCATCACTGCGTCGGGCAGCGTCTCAGCCAACGTGCTAACGCAAGGCGCATGATCTCGCTAGTTGGCGGCCTTCGTCGTCGCCAGGAGATCTCATTCAAAGCTGCGACAGGTGGTTCTAGTGGGCCAGCGTTCCGATCGGCGTCATCCACGACGACGACGAGTTCCACAATGACCTGCGCGATTCCTACGGGAACGGCAGCAGGTGACATTCTCGTCCTCACTTATTGGTACTGGTACGACCCGAAGGCTGGATCTCCGGCAAGTGCGCCAACTGGATGGACTGAACGCGCTTTCGATGGGAACAATTCGGGAGACGGCTGGCGCTATTACGTCTTCACAAAGACTGCTGGAGCATCAGAAAGTTCAGTCACACAAACCGGCAGCAACTGGTTTGCCGGTCAGATGAACATGATCGCCATCTCCGGCGGCACTGCCGTTGACGTTGTCGGGACACTTTCCTTGTCAGGAGGGGTCGCCAGTTCTGTTACGACGACCACCTCTACCGACTTGCTCGTCGGGACATGGATGGCAGTGCAGACGTCGACAGCAAGACCGATCACCGCTCCTGCTTCTATGACATCGCGCGTCACAACAAGCGTCACAAACACGATTGCGTTTACGTCAAACGTAGCGACTCAGACCCTCACCGCTTCAGGTGCCACCGGCACTCGCACGGCGACCACTGCTGGCACCCCGACTATCTACTCGTTACTGCTGGCGGTGAAGTGATGCGATACATCGTCTGCGGTCTTCACCGAACCGGAACCTCTGCGCTCGTGCGTGCGATCTCGGAAGCGTCAACGCTCACCGCCTACACCGACGCAGACGTTGAGGCAGTCATCAGGTCGCGAGAAATCAACCCGACGTACAACCCAAACCCTGCCGGCTACTTCTCACACGGTGCGATGTTCTCGCCGATCGCCGACTGGATCGCCGACACTCCCGACAACTCAGCCATGAAAGCCGCACCCGAAGCATTCCTCCATGGGACAGGCTCCGAGCCGCTGATGGTCATCTTGACTGATCGACCAGCCGAGCAGATCGAAGCGTCGTTTGCTGCAGCGTTCGGCTTCGACGTGCCCGACCATCGCTACCAAGCGCGCGCGCAGGCTCAAGCGATCCTCGAGCAAGCGACGAACGTCGTGCTGAGCATCGTGGACTTTGCCGAACTGATCGACACACCTGACCGAGTGTTCGCCAGTCTCGCCGCCAGTGGCTGGCCGATTGACTCTGCAGCTGCTGCAGCGACGATTGACCCAGCGCTGTATCGCAACCGATAACCACCGCCTGCAGGGAGGCAATCGTGGACACTCAACCAGGACCGCTCTGGGATTCAGTCACCGCCGAAGCCGACCGCCTAGTGCACGGCAACCGCGGTGCTCTCTACAACCACCCAAGCATCGACTACGGCCGCACCGCTGAGATCTTTGAAGCGATCACAGGCGTGGCTCTCAGCGTGCCTGAGGCTGTCGCCTTCATGCTTGCGGTGAAGCTCTCACGCATCGGCAACGCACTCGACCAGCAGTTCACCGCCGACATGGTGCGTGACTCCATCGTCGACCTTGCTGGCTACGCCGACTGTCTCTACGCCGTGTGGTCTGACGCCACCGACGAAGCCATCGACGAGTCGTTGGCAGAGTTCCTTGACGAGCTTGAGGATGAGTGAGCAGGCATGGACGTGGCTCATCCTCGCCTGCGATCTGGCTGGCCTCGTCGTCTACGCGCTCGTCATCGAGCGTCGTATCTGGTGGGGATGGTGCCTGACCGCATCACTCACCGGCCTGCCCTTTCTCGCTTACTCAATCCTCGGCCCCACGTATCGACCAGCGTTCACCGTGCTCGCTTGCGTGTGGCTGCTCGTGCATCTACGCAACGCCTACCTGTGGAGGGCTGAACGGTGACCTGCATCGTCGGCCTCGAGCATGACGGCACCGTCACCATCGGCGGCGACGCCGCTGCAGTCGAAGACACCCGCATCACCCGCTACACCGAGCCCAAGGTCTTTACCGTTGGTGAGTATCTGATCGGCTACTGCGACTCGTTCCGAATGGGCCAGTTGCTGCAGTACCGACTCAAGGTGCCGAGGCAGATCACCGATGACGACATGAGCCACATGTGCACCGTCTTTGTCGACGCCTGCCGCAAGCTCTTCCACCAGGGAGGCTTCGCCAAGAGCAACGACAGCGAAGACAGCGGGGGAGTGTTCCTGGTCGGCTATCGGGGAGCGCTCTACTGCATCGACGAGGATTACCACGTCGGCCGCTCTGCCCTTGGCTACGAAGCCATCGGCTGCGGCGATCACCTAGCGCTCGGCTCACTGGCATCAACCAGCGGAGACCCAGCAGCTCGAGTCGAGATGGCACTACGAGCAGCTGCGCTGCACTCGACGAGCGTCTGCGAACCCTTCACCGTTCTCACCCAATCAACACAGGAGCCATGACCATGTTCACCGCCACCTTCTGGAAGTCAGCCGCCGAGCGCGCAATCAAGACAGTCGCTCAGGCGCTCATCGCCGTCATCGCTGCGACGACCTTTGACTGGCTCAACGCTGATTGGCAAGCCATCGCCGGCACCGCCGTCACCGCTGGCGTGCTCAGCCTTCTGAGCTCAATCGCTTCGGCTGGCATCGGCGACAAGGGCACGCCCTCAATCGTCGCTGGACCGGCCAACGCCACCATCCCTCCTGGCTCAGAGATCGTCTGAGCAAGATCCCCGGCTCGATCACGCAGTCCCCTGCTGCTGCGAATGGAAGCGATCAGACCTTCAAGGGCTGAGCCCGCAACACCTAACTGAGCCGGTCTGCGAAGATCCCCCGCTAGTGCCAATAGGCCACGGCGGGGGATCTTCTGCGTTACGGCGCAACTACCAGCGACGCTCCTCACAGGCGCTCTACGGGCCATACAGGGAACAATGCGGGCAATGTGTACCGGTTTGGGTACCAGCGGCTCGCGATGCCATACACCCCTTGCATGTGTAGAGGTTGCTTAAACCCCCCGGGAGGCAACTCCTTGTGGGTTCAAATCCCACTCCGGGCACTTACAAAAACCCTGCAGAAATGTGGGGTTTTTGTTGGTTTTGTGGAGAGTTGCGCCAACTCCGCTATCGTCGACCATTACCGGCATTTACCGTACGTTTCCGCCTCGGTACACATCGAATGTGTACCGAAATGTGTACCAAATCGAACAGAGGGGCGAAATAACCCTATGGCTATTGACAATCATCGAGGCAAGTGGAGAGCGCGTTGGCGTGACGAAAACGGCGCGCAACGAGCCAAGAGCTTCGACACGAAGAAACAAGCCGCCGCCTATCTGGCCTCAATCACCACCGACATCAAGCGCGGCATGAAGACAGCTTTCGACGGCTCAATGACTGTCGCTGAACTTTCCGAAGCGTGGATCGACGCCTCACTGCACCTCGCCCCTGGCACTGTCTGGACATACCAGCGAGACCTGAACCGCTACATCTTGCCGACGTTTGGTGACATGAGAGTGTCAGCGCTCACGCCGCCGATCGTGCAGCGATGGCTTGCCCAGGAACTGCAGCGACTCGCACCCTCAAGCGTTCGGCGTCACCATCGGACGCTGTCGACAATGCTCAACTGGGCTACCCGTCAAGACATCGCCGCCACCAACGTCTGCGACAAGGTGAACCCTCCACGCATCCCTCGACGAAACATGGAGACCTTCACCGTTGAGCAGATCGAAGCAATCGCCTCTGCCATTCCCGAGCGCTACAAGTGCCTCGTCTTAGTGGCTGCCTATGGCGGTCTCCGCTGGTCTGAACTTGTCGGTCTGCGTCGCATGGATGTGCAAGGCGAGCGCATCACCGTCGCTGGCCAGCTGATGTTTCTCAACAAACAATGGCTCCGAGAAGACCCAAAGACTGCAGCTGGCCGACGCACGATCGTGCTGCCTGAATCGGTAGCGACCGAAC